AAGACTGCTTTTTACAATCAACTGAAATAGAATATAATACAGAGGGAGAACAACCACTAAGCTATGCTGTTCTTACATTTTTAACTAACTACTATGTTCAGGAAACGGCACCTGATGTAGCAGTTTAACGAGGTACAATTATGAAAATGATTTCACCAAATGGTAAAAGTTCTATAGATGCTCATCCTGATAGTGTTGAGTATTTATTGAGTAAGGGTTGGAAAGAAGAAGCAATCCCATCGAAAGATAAATCTAAATCTTCTTCTAAACATAACGAGGAATAATTATGGCAACACATCTTGGAAAAGAAGGTACTGTACAAGTTGGTTCTAATGCTATTGCTGAAATTAGAAGTTTTAGTATAGATGAAACAATAGATACAGTTGAAGATACTAGCATGGGTGATTCTGCAAAGACTTACTTAGCTTCTATCAAAGACTTTAGTGGATCAGTTGATGTTATATATGATGAAACAGATACTAATGGTCAAACAGCATTAGCTATTGGATCATCTGTAACATTAAACTTTGCACCTGAAGGTACAGCTAGTGGCGATGTAAAGCTAACTGGAACTGCTATTGTAACTGGAAAATCTGTAAGTTCATCTTTTGATGGATTGGTAGAATCTAGTATTAGTGTTCAAGGTACTGGTGGTTTAACAACTACTACGTATTAATCATGAAAGCTATTGAGAGAGCTAAAACGCATTTTGCAGAGCAAGATGTAAAGGTAATAAAAGTGCCTGAATGGGGTGAAGAAGATAAGCCTTTAGAAATTTACAGTAAGCCATTAACGCTAAGTGAAACTTCTAAACTTTATAAAATGAGTAAGAATGATGATCTTACGATGATGGCTTATGTACTTATCTATAAAGCACTTGATGAAAATGGAGATAAATTATTTACATTAGATGATAAAAGTTCTTTATTAAATAATGTAGATCAAGAAATATTAGTTAGTGTAGCAACTCAAATTATGGGACAAGAGCCTATTGAGGATGTTAAAAAAAACTAATAGAGGATGTTAATTTATACTCGCAATACGCACTAGCTGAAAAACTAGGCAAGACTTTAGAAGAGTTGCAAGAAATTAGCATCCATGAATATCAAGGATGGATAGCATACTATGAGTTAGTAGAAGAAAGGCAAAGAAATAATGGCAAGTAAAAAAATACAATTTAAACTAACTGCTGTTGATAAAACTAAAGCAGCTTTTGATAAAGTTTCTAAAAGTTTGAAAACAGTAGGTGGTGGTGCTATGAAAGCTGCAAAGCTGATTGGTGGTATTGGTTTAGCTGCTGTTGGTGCTGCTGCTGGTTTAGCTATTTTAGTTAAAAAATCTTTTGAATATATTGACACATTAGGCAAAACAGCCGCAAGGACTGGTATTGCAACAGATACGCTTCAGGCTTTTCAATTAGCTGCTTTAGAATCAGGCTCAACTATAGAACAAACACAAAAAGGCTTAGAAAAATTTGCTAGGTCTATTGGTGATGCTGGAAGGGGTTTAAAAACACAAGCAGATATATTTAAAGATTTAGATGTAGATTTAAAAAATACTGATGGTACTTTAAGAACTTTTGAAGAAATTTTAAACGATACTGCTGATGGGCTTATGGGATTAGGTTCTGAAGCAGAACGAGCTACAGTATTGGCAAATTTATTTGGTAGAGCAGGTTTACAATTTTCTGAAGTATTTAGAGGTGGTTCAGATCAAATAAAAGATTTTACTAAAAGAGCAAATGAATTAGGCCTGATACTAAGCGATAAAACAATTAAAAATGTTGAGAAGTTTAATGATTCTATGGCAGTAGTAAAACTGCAATTAGGTGCTGCAAAAAATCAAATATTTGCTGCATTTGTACCAGCTTTACAAGTATTAAGTACAAAATTAAGTGAGACTTTAAAAGATGCTAATGCTGCTGCTGGTGGTTTTGAGCAACTTGGTATCAAAGTAGCAGTTGGTGTTATGGAAGGGTTTGTTTCATTTGCAAGTGGTGTTGGTAGCATAATAGATTTTATTAGAAAACAATCTGCTGGTATGGCTGTTATTGCAACAAACTTTAGATTGATTATGTCAAAAACAGCTTTGCATTTTAAAAATATAAGACAAAGTTTGTTTGGTATATTTGAAGATATAAGCAAAGAAGTTGCCGCAGCAAAATTAGAGGTAAAAGAAGCAGAACTAGCATTTGATGAAGCTATACATGCAGCACTAAATATTGAGAGTGTAGGAGATAAAGTTAAAGTAGTTCAAGACTTTATAGAGTCATTGAAGCAAAAAATTAAAGAAGGCGGTGTTGAGTTTGAAGGATTTACTAAAAATACAACAGCAGGACTTGAAGATAATCTATCAGCATTACAAAGATTTAAAGATGGAATAACAGGTAAAAATGGTCTTACTGATTCGCTTGATAATGTTGCTATAGGTTCTATGAAAAAATTTGAAGATACAATAGTTGAAGGATTAAAGACTGGTAAGTTTGCATTTAAAGATTTTGCTACTTATGTTGTTGAGCAATTAATAAGAGTTGCCATACAACAATTAATTGTAGCTAGACTTGTTGATCCTTTTAGAGGTTTATTTGGTTTTACAAGTTCATCTACATCAACATCTACTAGTAGTAGTGGTGGAGGTGGTGGAGGTCTAGGTTTTGATGGTGGTGGTTTTACAGGTATGGGTGCTAGAACAGGTGGCGTAGATGGTAAGGGTGGTTTTCCAGCAATACTACATCCAAATGAAACTGTTATAGACCATACAAAAGGTCAGGGTATGGGTGCTACAGTTAATTTCAATATATCAACAGTAGATGCAGCTAGTTTTGATGAACTCTTAGCATCAAGAAAAGGATTAATTACTAGCATTATTAATAATGCTATGAACAATCAAGGAAAAATGGGAGTCGTATAATGTCAGGACAATTTCCAACTACAGTAAATTTTAGTGCATTACAATTTAAAGATAATAGACCTACATTACTAAATCAAACAATTTCAGGTAAAAAGCAGGTTAGACAAATAGGTTCACAATACTTTTCTTTTACAGTACAAATGCCACCAATGAAACAAGAAAATGCATTATCATACTTTGCATTTTTACAAAAACAAAAAGGTTCTTTTGAAGATTTTACTATTGCAGCACCATTAGATAATTTAGGAGCAGGAAAAGGAGAAACAGATATACAGGTTGTCGGCTCTCACTCACTTTCAGATGCTTCTATTGCATTAGATGGATTTACTGCTAGTCAGTCAGGAGCACTGAAAGCAGGTGATCTAATAAAATTTGCAAACCACTCAAAAGTTTATATGGTGCAATCAGACATAGATGCCGATGGAAGTGGTGCTTTAACAGTTTTAATTAGTCCTAATTTAGTAGCTACTCTTGCAGATAATGAAGCAGTTACAGTTAATAAACCACAATTTACAGTATATTTAACAAGTAATGAAATTATGTACTCAACTAATTCACGTGGTTTATATACTATTTCATTTGATGTTAGAGAGGTTATTACATAATGCCTAGAAGTTTATCAACTGCTTTACAAAATCAAGTATCATCAACAGCCACTAAAACTGCTTTTCTAGTAGAGCTTAACTTATCTACAACTATTAGGCTTACTGATTATTATGCAAATGTTGTTTTTGATTCAAACACTTATGAAGCTGGTGGTTCATTTTTGGCTGTAGATCAAACAACCGAATCTACAAAATTAGAAGTAGATGAATTAACCATAACCTTCTCTAATGTTACAGATCAGGTACGTGCACTTGTACAAAGTGGAGCATTTACAGATAAAGAAGTAGAGGTACATCTTGCTTATTTTGATTCTAATGAAGCTATTGTTGGTGCTATAAATTATTTTACAGGCAATATTAGAACTGTAAGTATTGAAGAAAGCTATGAAAGTTCAATACTATCTATGTCAGTATCTTCACATTGGGCAAATTGGAATTTGACAAAAGGTAGACATTTTACAGATGATTCACAACAAGATTTTAGTAGTGGTGATAAGGGTATGGAATTTGCTACACAAGTCAAAGAAGATGTTAGGTGGGGTATGTAATGGCTTTTGGTACAGCAGGTGCATTTCTAGTAAAAAAGGGTTTTTTTGCAAGGGTTGGTGCTGCAATAGCAGGTTTTTTTAGTAGCATCCCAGCATGGGTAAAGTGGACTGTAAGAGCAGCAGTCATTGGAGCTGGTGTCAAAGGCTTCATGGACGCAAAAGATATGATGTCCAGAGGTCAAGATATACTTGCTAATAAAGTTGCTGCTGGTGGTAAGTTACCAGTTATCTATGGGTGTAGAAGAGTTGGTGCACAAATTATATACATGGATGTTAACTCAAATGATTCTAGGGATTTATACGTTGTTTATGCATTAGCAGTAGGAGAATGTGAAGAAATTATTGGTAGAACAATAGAATTAGATGGAAATCCACTTACTGATTCAGCAAGATTTAGAGATGGTGGCTACATAGGAACAGACAAAATCAGTTCAGGTAATGGTTCATTAAACTCAGTTACGCAAAATGGTACTGATAGTTTAGATTTAGGTGGTGGTAATTTTGGTACTAGCCCTACTGCAAAGTATAGATATGTAATGAACTTACATCATGGAGCAGCTTCACAAACTGCTGATCCAATGCTTGTTGCATCTATGACAAATTGGACTTCAGCACATAGATTAGATGGTGTTGCATATATTGCAGCACACTATGGTTATGATAAAGAAGGTATGTGGTCAGGAGTTCCACAATTAACAGTACAAGTTAAAGGTAAAAAAGTATTTGATCCAAGAGATACAAACCAAACATTCGGAACTGTATCAACTTATGAGTGGTCAGATAATCCAGCATTAACTTTTTTAGATTTCATAACAAATGATGAATATGGTAAAGGTTTACCAATAGCAAAAGTGAATACCACAACTTTTACTACAGCAGCAAATGTAGCTGATACATTAGTTGATAATCCTTATTACAATGGAAGTGCTAAAACTATTCAATGGAGTGGTAATGCAGGTGATAGTTTTATTACTATACCATCAGGTCAAACTGATGCTGGTATAAGATGGTGGCAAAACAAAGTTGGTGAAAAGATAACGCTTACTGATACTGCTGGTAATGTGGTTTTAAATGGCATACAGGTTAAAGCAGTTGAAAGAACTAGATATTATGGAGCAGCATTAAGTTTAACTATTTATATTAGTGCGACATTAGGTGCAACTTATTCAACACAAACAGGCACAATACTTTCTAAAATTAAAAGATTTCATTGTAATGGTTACTTAGATGCAAATAAAACTGTTATGGATAATGCTAAAGAATTACTTGCAAATATGCGTGGTATATTCACCTATGTTGATGGTGTCTATGAATTACAAATTGAAGATACAGGTTCATCTACATTTAGTATTACTGATGATCATATAATTTCTGAAACAGGTATTGAGGTTAATTATGGAAGCAAAGACGATAGAGCAAACAAAGTCATAGTTGAGTTTTATAATTCAAATAAAAAATATGAATTAGATACAGCAATTGTAAAACATGATTCTAGTCCACATTATTATTCAGACGATGGTGAAATATTAGAAGTAAAGGCTACTTTTCCTTATATTACTGATGCTTATATTGCACACAATTTAGGTAAAGCAATTTTAACTAGAAGCAGAAATCAAACAACAATGACGTTTTTAGGAACGCCTGAAATGTATAAATTAAATGTAGGTGATATTGTTGATTTAACTTATGCAGGTTTAGGATTTTCAGGAAAAGTTTGTAGAGTAGAAGCAATAGAACTTCAAACTACTGGATTAGTTGCTATTAGTCTAATTGAATATTTTGATGTTTATACATGGGAAGTACCAGCACAAGAGCCTTTAGAAGAATTAAGTGATTTACCCTCTGCTTATGCTGTTGCAGCACCAGCAGGATTAGCATTTACTGATACAAGTTCTAGTTCTACAGGTAGACCTTTTTTAGCTTGGAACACACCAACTGATTTTCCTGATTATCAATACAGAATTAATGTTGTAGATTCTTCAGGCAATCAAGTTGTTAATAAGATAGTTGATGTTGCAAATTGTGATTTAAACTTTGCTAAAAAAGGCACTAATTATGTTGCTAGTGTTTCATCATTAAATCCTTTAGGTTCAGAATCAAGTGCTGCAACTCTTACATTTACAGTAGGAAATGAACCAGTGGGTTCAGGGGATATACAAGCAAACGTAATTACTGCAACTGAAATAAATGTTGCTAATTTAGCTGCTATTTCTGCTGATTTAGGTTCAATTACAGCAGGTAGCATGAATATTGGATCAGGTGCTTTTACTGTATCTTCATCAGGTGTTATGACTTGTACTGGTGCAACTGTATCAGGTGCAATAACAGCTTCATCACTAAATGTTACAGGTGCTACTGTTACAGGAACTTTAGATGCAAGTGTGATAACTTTAAATGGAGAACCATTAAATAGCGTATTAACTTATTCAGAACCTAGTGGAGTTGGTTTATTAACATTAAATGAAGATGCTGCTATTGATGGCGATATTGTTTTATCAGGCACACAACCTGATTTAATTGTTGGTAAAGTTACTGGTACGCCAAGTACAGATACAGTTCAAGCAGATGTAATATTAAAAAGTAGTACGGGTGCTGCTAATTTTAAAATAGAATCTGCAAGTGCAACTAAGGTTTTATTGCAATATGACGCTATAACAAAAACCACATTAGATGCTGATAGTAAATTAACTATAAAAACAGGAAGTTCTACAACAGCTTTAACATTAGACTCTTCACAAGATGCTACATTTGCAGGAGAAGTTTTTGCACCCACATTAGTTATTGGTGCTGGTGCTCCGGCTTCAGCATCGTCTACTGGTACTACAGGGCAAATTCAATTCGACACAAATTACCTTTATGTATGTGTTGATATAAATACTTGGAAAAGAGTTGCTTTAAGCACATGGTAAAAAATGAAATTAAGATATAATATTAACTTACGGGAAATTCAAAATGGCACAACACGATTATAATATAGCTAACCAAACAGGAGCTAACTTTAGAACAGATTTAAACAATGCTCTTTCAGCTATTGTATCTAACAATAGTGGTTCAAGTGAACCATCTACTACATTTGCTTATGAATGGTGGATTGATACATCTGCAAATGTTTTAAAACTAAGAAACTCAGCAAATAATGCTTGGATAACTATGCCATTTAGTATTACTGCTGATAATACAATAGATATTAATGCTGGTACTGTTAATGGTATTACATCATTTAGCTTTAGTTCAGGTGCTACAGTTACTTCTATACTAGATGAAGATAATTTAGCTAGTGATTCAGCAACAGCTTTAGCGACACAACAATCAATTAAGGCTTATGTAGATAGCCAAGTTACAGCACAAGATTTAGATATAAGCGATGGTTCTTCAACTATTGCTATTGATCTTGATTCTGAAACTTTATCACTATTAGGTGGAACTGGTGTTACATCAACAGCTTCAGGTAATGGTGTTACTTTTGCCATTGGTCAATCAGTTGGTACTTCAGACAATGTAGTATTCAATCAAGTTACTGGTGCTTTAGTTGGTAATGCTTCTACTGCAACTGCATTAGCTACAGCAAGAACAATATCAGGTGTTAGTTTTGATGGAACTGCAAATATAACTTTAGATACAGATGATATTGGAGAAGGTTCAAACAAATATTTTACTGCTGAAAGAGTAGACGATCAGGTAAATACATTATTAACAGCAGGAGCAAATATAAGTCTTACTTATGATGATGCTGGTGGTACATTAACAATAGCTAATACAAATAGTGCTGATATAACTTCAGTTGTTGCAGGTGATGGTTTAACAGGTGGTGGTACAGCAGGTGATGTTACTCTAGCTGTTGGCGTAGATGATTCTTCAATAGAAATTAATTCTGATGCTCTAAGAGTTAAAGCAAGTGGTATTACTAACGCTATGTTAGCTGGTTCTATAGCTAATGCTAAACTAGCTAATTCAAGTGTTACTATAAATTCACAAGCTATTGCATTAGGTGGATCACATACATTTGATACTGATGATATTGGTGAGGGTAGCTCTAATCTTTACTATACAGATGCAAGAGCAAATTCAGCTATTGATGCAAGAGTAACTAATACATTTATTAATAATTTATCAGGAGTTGTTGCAGATACAGCTACAGCACTTGCTACTGGTAGAACTATAGCTTTATCAGGTGATGTTACTGCATCAGGCGTAAGTTTTGATGGTACAGGTAATATAAGTTTATCAACAACAATAGCAGCAAACAGCGTAGCTTTAGGAACTGATACTACAGGTAATTATGTAGCAACTATAGCTGATGCTGGTAATACAAGAATAACTGTAGCTAATTCAGGAAGTGAATCTGCTGCAATAACATTAGATATAGCTGATGATGCTATAGGAACAGATCAATTAGCCAACAATGCTGTTGCTTTAGGAACACAATCAACAGGTAACTATGTTTCAACAATAGCTGGTACAACTAATGAAATAGAAGTATCAGGTTCAGGAAGTGAAACTGCAACAGTAACAATAGGACTACCTGATGATGTAACTATTGCCGGTAATTTAACTGTTAATGGCACAACCACAACAGTTAATTCAGATACTTTAGCTGTAACTGATCCATTAATTAAATTAGCAAAAGCTAATAGTGGTGCTGATTCATTAGACATAGGTTTTTATGGATTGTATGACACTTCAGGATCACAAGATTTATATGCAGGTTTATTTAGAGATGCTAACGATTCAGGCAAGTTTAAATTATTTAAAGATTTACAAACAGAGCCAACAACAACAGTTAATACATCAGGAACAGGTTATGCAGTTGGAACTCTAGTATCTAATTTAGAAGGTAATGTAACTGGTAATGTAACAGGTAATGTTTCAGGTACATCAGGAAGTACAACAGGAAATGCAGCAACAGCTACAGCATTAGAAACAGGAAGAACAATAGGAATGACTGGCGATGTTGTTTGGACTTCTGCATCATTTGATGGTTCGGGTAATGTTACAGGTACAGCAACAATACAAGCTAATAGTGTTGCATTAGGAACAGATACAACGGGTGATTATGTTGGAACAATAACAGGTGGAACTGGTATTGATTCATCAGGTGCAACAAGTGGTGAAGGTATAGCTCATACATTAAGTATTGATCTAAATGAATTAGGAACTGAAACATCTATAGCACAAGATGATTTTGTAGCTATGGTTGATGCTACAGATGATGGTTCAGGAAAAATAACATTTAGTAATTTAGAAGATGAAATATTTGGAAATGTAAGTGGTGATATAGCAATAGCAGCAGGTGGAGCAGCAACAATACAAGCTAATTCAGTTGCACTTGGAACAGACACTACAGGCGATTATGTAAGCACTATAACAGGTGGTACAGGTATTACATCAACAGGTGCTACTTCAGGTGAAGGTATAGCACATTCATTATCAGTAGATGCTTCGCAAACACAAATTACAAGTGTTGGTGCTTTAGATGCTGGATCAATAACATCAGGATTTGGAAGTATAGATGTTGGTTCTTCTGCTATAACAACATCAGGAACAGTAACAGGTGGCACACTAGCAGGAACTTTATCTACAGCAGCACAAACAAATATTACAAGTGTTGGTACTCTTACAGGTTTTACTTCAACAGGTATTGATGATAATGCAGATGCAACAGCTATAACTATTGATAGTAGTGAAAATGTAACATTTACTGGGGGTTTGGTTATTCCTTCAACAATAACTCATGCAGGAGATACTGATACTAAACTAGACTTTAATCAAGCTAACACATTGAGATTGATAACAGGTGACAATACAGCTTGGATATGTAGTGCATCTAGTATGGTTATTAATGAAGATAGCATAGATTTTGATTTTAGAGTTGAATCAAATGACAACGCTAATATGTTATTTGTTGATGGTGGTAATGATCGAGTTGGAATTGGTACTGCTAGTCCATCACATACTTTAACTGTAAATTCAGGTTCTTCTGCTGTATCTACCAAACTGATTACTACAGCAGCTACAGGATATTTACAATTAGATAATAGTGGTGGTGGTTCAGGTATATTTTCTAATAGTGATGCATTAGGCTTTTTTACATCTGCTTCAGGTACAGAAAGAATGAGAATTGATAGTACAGGAAATGTAGGAATTGGTACCAGTTCAATAGCTAGTGGCGGTGCAAATACACAAAATGTTCAAATACATAATTCAACTGCAAATAGCACTTATTTCAAATTATCAACATCAGGAACAGGAGCAACTGCTTCTGATGGATTTGATTTAATAATGGGTAATGATGGTACTGCTTATGTTTGGAATAGAGAAAATTCAAGCACAATTTTTGCTACTAACAATACAGAAAGAATGAGAATCGAAGCTTCAGGTAGCATTTTATGTTCAGGTGATACAAATGGAGAAGTATCACATAGACTTCAAAATATAAACTCAGGAAGTGCTACTGAATCAACTTTGTATATTACAAATGAAGCAAATAATGCAGCAGGTTTGTTTTTAAGTACAACAGGTACTTCTTTCACTACAGCAGGTGGTTTTGTACAAGATAGTTCAGTTGTAGGTTCAGGCACACTTGCAAGTGGTGGATTGTCCATAATGACAAGAGCCAATGCAGATATGAGATTTTATACAAATGGGCATACTAATGAAAGAATGAGAATTGATAGTTCAGGAAATGTTGGAATTGGCACCAGTTCGCCACAAGATACTGTAGATATTAGAGGTAATATATTACAAGTTGGTGGTAGTCCTGAAATTCACATTGGAACAACATCTGCTAGTCATTATAACTGGAGAATAGCAGCACAAGAAGTTGTTGATACTGGTTTTGAAATTGCAGTTGGAACACAATCAGCAGGAAGTGATGCACCAAGTGATACTTATACTACAAAATTTGTACTATTAGCAGATGGTAAATGTGGTATTGGAGAAACTAACCCATTAGGTATTCTTCATATTAAAGATGGAGATGGTGGTTCTTTTACTCCAAATGAATCTGCAAACACTTTAGTTCTTGAAGAAGATGATAATTGTGGTTTAACTATTCTAAGTGGCAATAATGATAATGGAATGATTGCCTTTGGCGATACTAATGATGCAGATGTAGGTAGCATACTATATGATCATAATAGTAGTGTATTAAGTTTTACAGTTGCAGCTTCAGAAAGAATGCGTATTGATAGTTCAGGTAATGTTGGTATAAATTCTACAAATCCACAAACTAAATTTGTTGTTCAACATACTGATGGTCAAAATGGTATAGAGTTTTCAATGGGTGCTACAGAAAGTTATATACAATCTTATAATAGAAATACTAATGATTATAGTGATTTATCAATAGCTGCTGAATCTCTTAGATTTAGAACTAATGATAATACAGAAAGAATGCGTATTGATTCTTCAGGCAACTTTCTTGTGGGTAAAAGCAGTACAACTTTTTCAGTAGATGGCTTTATTGCTAGAAGTGATGGTTTTTCAACAAGCAGAACTTCAGGAACAGTTGCAGACATTAACAGAAATGGTAGTGATGGAAATGTTTTTGCTTTTTATAAAGCAGCATCAAGTGTTGGTTCTATTTCAGTAACAAGTTCAGCAACAGCTTACAACACATCTTCAGATGCAAGATTAAAAGATGTTACTGGCGAAGCTAGGGGTTTAGAGGTTATTAATAAACTTAATCCAGTTGCTTATAATTGGAAAGAGTCAGGACAAGCAGATGAAGGTCTTATAGCACAAGAAGTATTAGACATAGTGCCAAATGCTGTAAGCCAAAATGAAGAAGATGAATACTACCAAATGGATTACAGTAAATTAGTAACACCGCTTATAAAAGCTATACAAGAACAACAAGAACAGATTGATGCCTTACAATCTGAAATTAACTTACTTAAAGGAGAATAAATATGGCAAATTGGAACTGTAAAACTATAGACGTTTACACACAAGAGCATAATGGACATGAACAAGTTATTTATAATGTGCATTGGCGAGTAGAAAAAGAAGATGGAGAATATTCTGCATCTACTTATGGAACACAATCTTTAAATACTGAAGATATACAAGACTTTAAACCTTTTGATGAAGTAACTTCTGAAATGGTAGAGGGTTGGGTTAAAGATGTTATGGGTGAAGAAGAAATATCACGCATAGAGGATGGTTTAGATCAGCAAATAGAAGATCAAAAAAATCCAACATCTATTACGAAAACTTTAGAAAATTAATATATAATTTAATTTTAATAAACTTATAAGGAGAGTATATATGAGTGATAATGAAAATATGGAAAACCAAGAACCAGTAATAATAACTTTTAACGATGTAGAGTACAGACAATCTGATCTATCTGAAGATCAAATGGCTTTAGCATCTAGGCTTAATGTTATTGGTAGAAAACTTGCAACACTACAAGCTGCACACGATGATTATGTAATGACTAATGATTATAAGAATATAGTTATACAGTCTTTTGAAAGAAGCATCAATCCTGAAGTTGTAGAAGAAGATAAGGAAGAATAATGCCTAGAGTTACTGCATCGGATGTAAGTGTCTCTTTAGAGAAACATGAAATCCAATGTAGTGAACGATGGACTCAAAACTGGAATAGACTTAGAAAATTAGAAAATTCAGTTAGAGAATTAGATAATAATACTGATACTAAACTAGACAAAATTGATTGGACAATTAAAGGTGGTTTAGGTGCTGTAATATTAATCTTATTAAGTGGCATAATAACTTTATTGATAAAATTGTGATAGATAAATTAATACAACCAGTCACTAAATTATTAGATAAATTTATACCTGACGCTGATCAAAAACAACAAATTGCACATGAAATCGCCACTATGTCAGAGAGACATATTCATGAAATTGCAAAGGCACAAATAGAAGTTAATAAAGAAGAAGCTAAAGGTAATTGGTTTCAATCATCTTGGCGACCAGCTACAGCTTGGGTATGTGTTGCTGGTTTTGCAATTAATTTTCTAATAAGTCCATTAGCTGCACCATTTGGAATTGACATACCACAAGCAGATACATCGGTTATGTTGCCTGTTTTAATGGGGATGCTTGGGCTTGGTAGTATGAGGTCTTTTGAACGAATCAAAGGCGTAGGCAAAAATTAAATAAAAGGTAAAAACTATGAAAATATCAAAAATCATTAATAAATTAAATTTAAGTAAATATCATTGGTTTCAAACTTTTTTAAAACAAAAATATGCACACTCTGTAATTATAGGTTTAGTTATATTTTGTGTTGATTTGTTTTTAAATTTAGTACATAGCAATATTTTACAAGCATTTATCATTGGTTCTATAGCTTGTTTATTATCTGCTTTCTTTATTTTTAATCCTTTAAAAAATAATAAATAAAATGATGGGTGGCAACTACTCAATAATGTTAGATAAGATTATTGATATGTTACGTAGACATGAAGGATTAAGATTACATCCTTATCATTGTTCAGAAAATAAACTTACTTTGGGAATCGGTAGAAATATAGAAGATAAAGGTATTACAGAAGAAGAAGCATTATTTTTACTTAATAATGATATTAAATCAGTACAAGAAGAACTAACTAAGAATTGGGGTGTTTGGCGTACCTTTCCTGAAAAAGCAAGAATGGTATGTATTGATATGACATTTCAAATGGGTATAACTGGTTTTATGTCATTTAGAGAAACTAGAAAGCTAATGGAACTTGGAAAATGGTTAGAAGCATCAGAAGAAGTGCTTAGATCAAAATATTCTGTACAAACTCCAAACAGAGCATTGTATAATTCTAGGCAATTAGCTTTATGTAGCCAAGATGGCAAAGAAAACGATAGAAGATCATCAGGCTAATTCTAGGCTTGGTGCTGTAGGTGAGTCGTTAGTACAAACCTTTTTATTAGAGCATTGTGATTGGTGTTATAGAACCCAAGAAAAACATCCAGCAGACCTAATGGTTGAATTAGGTTCTGCTAAATATACTATTCAAGTTAAAACTCGGAGAGAAACAAAACAAGGTAAATATGTTTTTGCAACTGAAAATTCAAGGACACTATCTAGTGTATATAAGCATTATCATTGTGATATACACGCTTTTGTCTTTTTTAATAATGAAGGAAAACATATCTTCTTCAAACCAAATAACACTTCGCAGACTTACTTCACATTTGAATCATCTTTAATTACTCAAACATTAGCTATAGATTCATTTAAAGAAACTTTAGATCAATTAAGTTCAGTTCCTAAAATAAACCCTCTTTAAAATAATTAAAATAATACTTGAACATATATATATATTTATGTATATTAATACTATGTTATTTAAAAAAAGGAGTAATTAACATGAGATACACATTAGAAGTATGGCTACCAAAAAATAACTTTTGGTTTACAGCTTGTAAGACTAAAGACATGATTATTTTAGGTAAGCAAATATTAAAATGCAAAAAAGCAAAGCATAAGTATAGAGTTGTAAAAGCAAAAAATGACTAATCCATTTCAAAGGGCTTGTGATATTTTGGAACAGCAAACTAAAGTTGATATTGCTGAAGAAGAACTAGCACAAGCTGAAGAACTGATAGTAGAAAAACGCAATAACCTATTTAACGAAATAGCAAAACTAGAGGAGTTAGACAATGAATCATAATGATCTTATGCGAATATCAATAATTGGTTTTTTAATAACAGCAATTTTTATACAGCAATTTTTATTTATACAATAAGGGGAGTTAAATTATGAATGTAACATTTAATTTAGTAGGTGGTGGAGAACTTAATATACCAGCTAGGTTTATAAGTGGTTTTTATAAAGATGATATGACTAGCGATGTCATAGTCGAAGTATTAGGTGAAGAATACATAGTTAGAGATAGCTTAGATGAAGTTAAATACTTGTTAGGTTTAGCAAGTTAGTATGGGTAAATTAAGAC